CCATTACGCTAATTCTTTATTTAAAATGGATTGAATTAATCGAATAACGTTACGGTCGTACTCATTGAGTGGATGGTCGTGAGTGAGGATGGTAAATTGCTCTAAAAAATGAGCCTCAAAGTACTCCAGCGTGAAGCTGTGTTTTTTAGCTTTGGTAAAAAGATCGCTATTCATTTGCACCTCAAGTTGTTTTTTCTTGAATTTCAAAATCACTTTGTCCAAGACTGAACGTGCTACTTTTACGCTTCGGTCTTTATTGGACCCTTGCTCTAAGAACCCAAACGAATACACTAAGGTATTGAGCTGTTTTTCGGAGATTTTAAGTTTTATTCGATTCATAATTTATCAGTTTTAGCTCCCTCACCTTCGGGGAGGGCTGGGGTGGGGCTCAACAATCGGTTTTAGGTTTAGTTAATTGTTCGCCACATTCTGTACAAAACGTGGCGGTGGTTTCGCATCCGCACTGGGCGGTTAGGGTTCTTGTTACGATTATGTCGTGAGGGCATATTTCTGTTTTTTTTGGATTGATTATTTCCTTTTTATAGATTATAATTAACCCCACAATTTCGCCAAATAGTAAATGAAATAGGTGTAGGTGTAGTTGCATTTGTTTGTCTTTTTTAAATTGAATTTTTCCAAAGAGCCACACCCTCTAAGGCTACTATTACTTTTGAAACCTCCTGAGTAGTCATTTTAAGTAATGGTTTAGTAACTGGGCATCGCTTGGATTGTAGAAATCTTGCAAACCACCCTTCCATATCAGCAACCTCTCCCCAGCGTTCATTTTTTACTACAATATTTGCCGTTCGTAAAACAGACATAATATATTTGTGCTGTGTGTTTGAAACTTGAAACTTGCCCCAGTTCTCATTCGCAGTTCCCCCTCCTTTGGAGGGGGTTAAGGGGAGGCTTCCTTCCTGTGCCATTATTATTTTTTGGGCTTGCGCTTGAGTGATGGACTTCAAGCTCGTGCGCTTCACATCTCCTGTAGCCCATTGTACCCATTCGTTTTTTGTATCGACTTGGTACTGGCAGTTTTTCATTATCCTTTTGGCTTGAAACTTGAGAATAGGGAAGTTATCGCCTATGGTTTCGGTTGGTTTTAGTTTAGTTGCTGTCATCGTCTTGTATTTCTTTAAATACCCTTCTAATTTTAAATCGAAGCCATTCGAGATAGTTCAAAATGGCTTTTCCGTTGAGTACTAGTAGCAGAACCGCTAGTAGTACTATTGTACTTAGGTAGGAGTTCACTATACAGTGAATCTAAATTCAAGTTTTCGAGTGCGATTGTCTCCAATATCAATATGCTTGTAACCGCTTACGTAGGCACTGCCTTTGGTTTTGTTTCGTGCATCTTCTATAATATCCATTCCTTCGTCAAACTCTGGAGAGTTGAAATCGGAACGCATTTGGTTCAGTTGAATAATTCGACCAGGATTAAGCATTCCAGTTTTGAAATTGGGCTTTAAAAAGAACTTTACGGCTTTGGCTAGCTTTTGTGCGTTTTCATCGTCCGCATCGCCCGAAAGTGCCGTTATGTAGTCCATAATTTTTTGAACTCCCGCACTTTCAGAACCGTCAAACGTTATGCCCGGATTGTACCCAATGGTTATAGAGCAAGAAGCGTCTGAATGTGTGATAGTGTGGCTGTCTTGGTCTAACTTTTCGATTCCGTACAAATCGGCTTTTAGATCTAAATACTCCGTAATTTCTTTGAAAATTGTACCTACGGTTTTTTCCATATCCAGTTGACGATTGGCCAAGCTATCAATGTGTTTTTCAAGAAACTCATGTCCTAACTTTTTAAAGGATTCCACGTTCTTTTTGTGGGCCGCTTTTTTCTCTTTTTCTTCTTTTGCCACATCCGCTTTTAGTTGTTTTAATGACTCTGGCGATAATGATTTTAAATCGATTTTGTTTTCTGTGTTCATAATTAATTTGTGTTTGTTATTGATATTGATATTTTTCTGAAATCTGCAATCTGCAATCTGAAATCTGCAATCTGCAATCTGCAATCTGCAATCTGAAATCTACTGGGTTATTAAGTTAATATCTATTACTTTTTGAATTACAAATTTGATTTTGCTTTCGAGTTTCTCAGGACATTGGTAATGCCTGATGTCCTCTTGCTCATTTTCTTGATTGATTTGGCTATACAATGCGCCACGCTCCTGATTGATTAAAATTCTTTCGAATACTGAAAAACAGGCTGCACGACCAAAGCTTTGCTCATTGCTGTCGTAGAGCAAAACATCGTATAGATCTTCTAGGCGGTTGTTTATTTTGTCGCTCATAATTAATTGGCATAAAAAATGAATTCATTCAATTTGAATAGATAGGGCACTTCTTGTTTGGCTTTCGGTTTGAATTGTGCTAGCAATGCAGCTGGATAATTTTTATAAACCTGAACCACACAACCGTGATAGTGATAGGACAATCTATCTGCACGTTTTGGGATTTTATCGACCATGGCCAGAAACTCATTTTCGTTTTTTGCCCATTGGGTCATAAAATAATTATTGATGGCAGCGTTCGAAAAATAGCATTGCAACATTCTTGCGCTAGTGCTGTATTTGTGGCACCACGACCAGTAATGTTTTTGCACCATTTCTTCATATTCCAAAGAAGATAATTGCAAGTAATCTTGAATTTGGTTTTGAGTTGTTGTTTTCATATATTATCCTTTTTGTAATAGTTTAAATTGCCTTTCGTTTGCTCCCTGCTCCCAGATGATTCTTGGCTCATAAGCCTCAAATCTATTCTTGAGAACCGTAGCTATAAAATCTTTTACATTTACGACTATATCAGCATCGTAATAAATATCCTCGGCTACTTTGCCTTTTGGCATTTTACCGTCTGCACCACTAATCCAGATAAAGGTTGTATTTTCAAATTTTTCGATAAAATCAAAATAGTCCTTACTTCTTTTGCCTCTAAAAAAATATTGAACCGAATCTATAATTACTATTTTGGCCTGTCGCTTCCGTTCTAATCTACTGGTCAATTCTTCTAAGTCTTCTGACTGATAATTGAAATTATTAACCCCTTTCATATTATTACGCTTGAGCGAAAGTTGGAATGACTTTTTCAAACCCTCCTCTTTAGTGTTGTAGTGAATCTTATGATTTGCACATAATTCTTTAGCAACTTGCAGTGCATAGTTGGTTTTTCCTTGCCCTGATTCGCCAAAAATTAACCAATGACTATTGCCTAGTTGGGGTTCGCCCAGGTGCGCTTTCCATTCTTCACTAATTCGAATTTCAATAAACTTTATTTTGTCAATGTCGCTGTAGCTGTATGCCTTTTTTACTGCCATTTTAAGCGGCTTTTTGATTGATGAAATAATTTTCTACGTCTTGCTTTACACGTCTTAAATCGCCCTCACAATTGCAAAATATAGTTTCGATTCTGTCAATGTCGGTCAAACCGTTTTCAAGACAAATAGCCTTTACATCTGATAGTGTAAGCGGTTTTAGTTTCAAGAACTTTCTACCTATTCGAGACCATAACTCAAAGTACCCTGAACGATCTGCTTTTACCCCTCGTTTTATTCTTTTTTCGAGTGCAGGAACTCCCGAGAGTAAAAAACCGCAATGCCCAACCAAATCATTATAAAAATCAATAAAGAAATCCATTGAACCGTCTTTTAGCTTATCCATCTGGTCGATAATTACTAGCGGTTTGTCTAGCGTGCTTAAATGGTCTATAAAACGTTCTACTAAATCTTCGGTTGTACCAAAATCATCCAATCCGCAGGCTGTAACTAAGGCCTTAGCATAGCTTTTTGATTTCCAAAAAGTTTTGCATTCGATATAAATCACATTCGACAAAGTGCTAGCAATTAGTTTATAAGCCTGGCTTTTTCCAGCTCCTGCATCGTAGGATATACCGAAACTAATAGACTTATCTTTTGCCTTTTCGGCGTGGCGATAGATATATTCTAGGTTGGTAGTTTGAGCCGTTTTCCAATCCAATTCAATGCGAAGCTTCACTTTTACTTTTCGCCACATTTCGTCTTTAATCAAAGTCCAATTCTCGTTTATCATTTGGCTAATCGTAGCCGATGATACTCCTGCTTTAGTAGCTACTTTGTTTTGTGAAGTCAAAGCGCACAGGTGTTTTATTTCTTTTACAATTTGGTGTTTTTGTTCTGTTGTCATTGCTGGTGTCGGTTAAGTTAAAAATCGTATTCGTTATCTACTGCTTCTGTTATTAGTTGTTCCACTTTAGTTATACTGCCGCCCATTTTTATGAGTAAATCGGTATCGTCTATCAATGATTGTCTATTGATGCCTGTGCGGTCTTCTAAGGCTTTTAATTCTCGTTGTGTGCGCTCTAATTCTAATTTTCGCACCTGCATATCGGCAAACCATTTTTCTTTGTCACCTTCTTTCATCAGTGCAGGAATATTTTGATGCTTTCGTTTAGGCTGTGCATTGGCTATCCATACATAATTATTCTTTTCGTCCTTGGAATAGAGTTGTACATATCCGTCCAGAAAATCGGGATCATAGCGCACTTTAAACTTTTTACCAATGTTGCTGTATCTAAAATCACTATCGACTTCGCCTTTCTGGTTATAAACCTCAAACTCATAATCGGTACCACCTATATTAAGCTTCATTCCAGAACCTTTGTAGGTTACGAGCTTCTTGGTTTCGTCAATCCACATTTTGTCCATTATGTCCCAAAGCGTGAGCGGTTCTTTTACAGGCATTTCGTGCTGATAGACTTCGTTTCGGCTCATTTCAAATTTTGGATGTTTTTTGGCGTTCCAAATATTGACCGCCGCCAACCAAGCTTTTTGTAATTCATCAACCGTTTTTAAATGATCCTTGTTTTCAAGTATAAAATCAACATTCATTTTATTGTCGTCACGCCTTACCGCTACACCTTGACCGTCTGAAAACCAAAACTTAGTAACAACCTGCTGTTGGAAGCGTTGAAACAATTGTTCGGAGGGGTTGGAGTGATTTCTTGCTTTGTTCGGGTGGTGCGTTCCGCCATCTATAGCCATAAGCGAATCGTATAAGGTTTGCATCCTTTCCATTTTATGCCCTCCTTGGTGGTCATAAGTAAGGTAATAAGGACGACATTGCGCCTCGTTTACTGCCATTTTTATGGCTTTGAAATGCTCTATATGGCTTTCGGTAAAGGATAAATCCCAACCTATTATTTTTTCGCTGTACACATCAAACATCACATCGATTTTGAGTTTTGCCCCCATTTTATTAGCCGAATCGTCCCAGTAGTGGATCCAGTCCAATTTTGTA